AGTATGATCGCAAACGCAATGACTATGCCTACACCATCACATATCAGGTCACGCCCTATGCGGTCAACGATGTCAAAAGTCCGTTCTTTCCTAGCCCTAGATTCCGAGGTGTGCAGAAAGAATACAACTACTGGTTCACAGGAAAAAACACACAGATCTTGGATTGGACCCAGAACTTCGACTATCTCTATTATCTGGTCAGCAATGGTCCTGCTCCTGTACGCACTACCACCAGCGATTCCATAGAACTGGAAAAGGCCTATTTCCAACCCGTGAGCAATGAAACCAACAAAGGCCAAGACGACGAAAAAGTCAACGAACCCAGTGCCAATGCCGCGGATTATCTCTACAGTCCCGGGGATCAAGGCAAGCTCAAAATAAAAATCCTGGGTGATCCTGCCTGGATCTTCCAGAGCGAAGTGGCCACGGGCATACAGAATCTCCGCACATTCAACTATGGACCTTTCCTCACTGACGATACCATCAATCAGGAAGGTCAAGAGATCCTGTTCCAGGTAGCGTTCAATCAACCCGTGGACTATGATCTAGGCACCGGCATCGCGGATCCCACCCGCAAGAACTACAATCGTTCGGCCACTGCGGCTGGTGATGCCCGACAGCGATACATCTATAGAGCCAACGAATGCATGAGCATATTCTCGCAGGGCAAATTTGAACAAGAGATACAAGGCAGTCTCATGATGTTTCCATTACCGCCGGTCAAGAAAAACGAAGATGTGCGTGAGACTGGTACTGGTACTGGTACTGGTACAGCTCGTGCCATCGATCCCAACCTCCAAGCACTGCTGGATGATATTGAAAGGGACAATCAGCCCAGACAGGGTCTGGCACAAGTGATAGACGCCAGGCCCAAAGTTAACAAACCCTTGGCCACCAGTTCTTTGGCCGCGGAGGGATTCGACAACCAAGCACTGGGACTCACTGAAGCGTCGCCTCCCACATCAGGAGGGCAGCCCGTGGGTCCGGCCTCGGCCGCAGCAGCAGTGGCTAGCCAAGGCGGTGCTTCAGGCCGAGCGGTGGGCGAACCTGTCACACAACAGGTATTCACCAATCGTGGTCCTGTGAATGTGTCCAGCAACGCAGAGATCCAGCAGTTGTATGATCAAGGTCGTATCACACCTCAAGAACGCAACCAAGCGGCAAAGGGTCTAGCCATACGTCAACGTGCAGCCAACTCGCCCACTACCAGCCAGCCTGTGCAGAGAACCAAGAGAGATGCATAATGCCTGATAATACCCAACGAACCCGAGGTCGTCCACAGGGCTACAAGTTTGATCGTGGTGGTTCACCCACGGAGTTTGGACCATTCATTGGCGAAGTTGTCAACAACGTGGACCCCACCAGATCCGGCCGACTGCAGGTGTACATCGAACAGTTCGCGGGTGAAGACAAAACCGACGAAAGCCTATGGCGTACTGTGAGTTACATACCACCATTCTACGGTGTGACACCGCATGCCGGTACCAGCGAGGGTGCAGGAACATTCACTGGCAATCAACAAAGTTATGGCATGTGGTTCACACCACCAGATCTGGGCACGCAGGTCATATGTTTCTTCGTGGCAGGCGATCCCAACCAAGGCTACTACACAGGCTGTGTGCCCGACATTGGCATCAATCATATGGTTCCGGCCATAGGTGCCAGCCGCAGATTCAACCTGGAAAACGGGCCACAGGACAGTTATTTCGCTGGTGCCAGCCAACTGCCTGTGACAGAGATAAACAGCGAAAACGAAGAGATATCCCAGGATCCCAGATTCTTTGACAAGGTGAAACCGGTGCACAGTTATGTGGCCGGCATCATGATGCAGCAGGGCCTGATCAAAGACACAGTTCGCGGCCCTATCACCAGCAACAGCCAGCGTGAATCACCATCTGCGTGTTTTGGTATCTCCACACCAGGACAGGCCATCTATCAAGGTGGCTTATCAGAACGCGACATCAAAGGGCAGTTGGAACGCGGCCAGATCCGACCACAGGACGTGGAGGTCATAGCACGTCGCGGTGGTCACAGCCTTGTGATGGATGACGGTGATCTCGAAGGCAAGGACAATCTCGTACGCATACGCACAGCCAAGGGCCATCAGATCACCATGAGCGACGATGGCGACTGTTTCTACATCATACATGCCAACGGCCAGACCTGGCTGGAGTTTGGCAAACAAGGCACCGTGGATGTGTTCTCTACCAATTCAGTGAACATTCGCACCCAAGGCACCATCAACATGCATGCCGACAAAGATATTAACATGTATGCAGGTGGTGGAGTGAATGTCAAAAGCAAGACCATGAAACTGGAAGGCGAGGCGTCTGTGGACGTCATTGGCACAGGCAAACTGACCTTGTACAGCAAAAACGAAATTGGTGTAAAGAGCGACGGCAGCCTGGCCCTGAAATCCACCACAGGATCCTGGGACGGTGGGGGCAGTCTAAATCTCAAGGCCGGTTGTATCAATTTGAACAGCGGCACAGCCGCATCAGTGACCACACCTACCAACCTCAAGGATCTCAGCCTGGCCGACACCAAGTTTGTGACCGGCACTGGCTGGACCGTGGAATTTGGCAAATTGAAAACCATCGTCACCAGAGCTCCCACACACGAACCTTATCCCTATCACAATCAAGGAGTGAACGCCGTGGCCGAGCTCAGTGAAACCCCGGCCACTGATCTCACCCAATCCACAGCAGAAACTCTGAACAAACTCACAGATATTCCTGTGACCGATGGCATAGATTCAGCAGCATTCTTAGAACAGGCTCCTGCAGAGATATCCGTGGGCAGCCTTGACACCACGCAGGTCACTGGCCTGCTGGCACAGACCGCGGCAGATGTGGACCAAGCTCCTGATGCGATCTCCGTGGACAAAGGCATTGGCAAGTTTGGTCTGTCAGCAGATCAGTTGGAATCCGCAGGATTCCTCAAACCTGGTACTGTGCAGACATTCCTGCAGGATCCATCTCAGTTGGAATCAGTGTTGAGCTCACCACAGGTCTGGACCGGCAAGGCCGGTGTGGGCGGTCTGGGATCTTTGTTGTCAGATGTGAATCTACAGAGCCTCACTCAGAACGAAATCATGGTGTCGGCCTTGGATGGTTTGAAATCTGCGGGCATCGTCACAGGATCAGAGTCTCCCACAGACTTGGCCAGTTTCGTGCAGACCGCCAGCAAGTTTGGTGTAGACAATACTGCGGCCTGGGTCAAAGGACTGGCACCAGCAAACCTAGCATCAGAAATAAATTCAGTGGCCAAGAACGCCCAATACGCAGTGAATTTCGTGGACAGCAAGGCCAGTGACTTGGTTAAGGGCGGAGTACAACTGGGAGGTTTCACAGGTACTGTGGAACGCAGTGCGGTGGATTTCGCCCTGGAACAAGTCATCGGCGATCCCAAGATACCCACTCCAAATTTCAGCAGTCGACTGTTTAGTTCCATACCCAACGAATCCTTGGTGTATGATACCAATGCCGCGGAAGTAGACGTCCAACGCATAGATCAGGAACGAGAAATCCGAGGCCTGCCCCCGGTGATAGCTGTGTCCAGTGCCACAGGAGAAACAGTGCTTACCAGTGTTACAGCCAGTCCTGCGAACCAACAGATTACCTTGATCAACAACGAGATCTTTGATCTTGAACAGATCGTCACTGCACGTCAACGTCGCGGTCAAGACGCTTCTGTGCAACAAGCAGAACTCACCAGCCTGAGAGCCAGACTTGCTAGATTGTTGGCCGGTTAAATACTCACATGCCCACGTTCATAGGATTCAACACCATCAATCAGTTTAAAAAATTCACTCTGGTGGATTTTGAACTGATCAAACGAGATCTCTCCAATGCCTTCAACATCCAGCAGGGTGAACTGCCTGGCCGCCCCGGCTATGGCACCACCATATGGAGCTATGTGTTCGAAAACCAGACCGAAAACACGGAAACAGCCATCCTGGCTGAAATACAGCGTGTGGCCGGCGGCGACCCCAGGATTTATGTTTCGTCCGCCAATGTGTATCCGCAGGACAATGGTCTCTTGATCGAAGTCGAAATACAGGTAGCGGCATCATTCACAGCAGAACGCTTGGCTATATTCTTCAATCAAGAAACACG